GGCGTTTATGACAGTCTGACGCCGGATAGGCAGAAGCTGGTCCATCTCAAGTACTGGACAAGGCCGCAGCGGCTGACCTGGGACGGCATCGCGATGGAGCTCCATGTGAGCAGGCGGACAGCGATCAACTGGAGAGATGAGATCGTTCTAGCGATCGCATTAAAATTAGGCTGGAGATAAGATTGCACTTTAATTGCACTTTTGACGTCATAAAATCATTTATACTCAGAAAGTGAGGAAGTGTAAATAATGGCTGCATTGACTCGCACCTTTGCGGCCATTTCTTTCTCACCGAGTGCGAGACATCCTGGTGCGAGAGGGTGGTATCTTTGAAAAATCAATTCGTCCAAATTTCTGGCGGATTGGGTAATGAAATGTATCGAACATCATGCTGTGTCTGTGGAAACCCAGTTTTCACATGGGTAAAGAGACAAGGGGTTAAGTTCAAGTGTAAATCCTGCAGAGAAGTTGAGCGCCAGTTGAAGAAAGAGAAAAACTCACCTCTGCGTATGATGGAAGCTGAGCGCAGGTTAGAGATAGCAATTGACTATCTCGAATCAAAAAGGATTCTGCAAGATTATTCAGCAGCACTTGATATAGTGGGCAAAAATATATATCGACCTGGTTGGTTTCAGAGTTCAAATGAGATCCTGGTTGCACTTGAACTGATCAGAAACCGAGTGAAAGTAAGGCACCAAGTAAAATACGGCAGATGGAAAGCAGACTTTGTGATTCCTGACTGGAAAGTTGTCCTGGAAGTTGACGGATCGCTTTATCATAAAGGCGATCGAAAAGAAAAAGATAGAATAAGAGACGCAGCTATCATCGCGCATTTAGGACCAGAATGGGAAATCATCAGGATCTCTGAAGAGATGATAAAGTTGAATATCAAGAAGCTCATTCCAGCAATCAAACGGATTAAGCGGGAGAGAGCGAAGGTTAGAAAGTCGTCCGGAAACGGAGTCTTGCCGAGCTGGTATTCCGATAATCAATTATAGTGTGCGAGAGTTGTATATAGAGTCGTCCGAGCGATCGGGCGGCTTTTTCTTTATATCGATCCGCCGCGTCGCAAGGTGTGCATCGACCTCCTCCTGCCGAGCCGGATAGGTGCGGCGCGGTGTCCGGGGAGTTGAGAATATGAAACCGTGGGCTGAAAAATTTTACAAATCCAAGGCGTGGCGGCAATGCCGTGACGCTTATTTTGTTTTTCGGCATGGACTTTGTGAGCGGTGCGGCGGGCCGGGGAAAATCGTCCATCACAAGATCTGGCTGACGCCGGAGAACATCAACGATCCGGCTGTGTCGCTGAATCATGAGTATTTGGAGCTACTATGTCAGGATTGCCACAACAAGGAGCACCATGAGAGTCCGGTGACGGGGGACGGATTGATGTTTGATGAGGATGGGAATTTGATACAGACGGAATGTAGAAGCGAGGATGAAAAGGTCTGAAAAGCGGACTGTAACGCTTTAGCGTGCGAAAGTGACACCCCCCGGTCTAAGAGGGCAGGCAGCCAGCTAGGGACCGGCGGGCGGCCCTTCGAAAACCTCGGAACGTAATTCCCACACGAGGGGGGCTGAAAGGTGGTGATCAAATGGCAGATTTGGTGGACAAGGAGAAGATCCGCAAGAAGGAACTGACCAAGCTGAACCGGATTTTCAAGAATCTCCCGAAGGAAAAGCAGAGGCTGGCGGAGGGACTCAAGTCCCAGGCTGCCTTTATGGTCGCCACGCTGGCGGAGCTTCAGGCCATCATGAACCGGGATGGTCCCGTGGAACTGTTCGAGCAGGGCTCTCAAAAGATGCTCAGGGAACATCCGGCGGCGAAGACCTACAACACCATGGTCCGGAACTACACCTCGATCTGCAAAGCGCTGTTCGATCTCTTACCGGAAGAGGAGAAGAAGACCGTCACCGACGAGCTCATGGCCTTTGTTAAGGGTGCAGGGAAAAAATGACCAACTACATCCTGGAATACTGGAACAAAATCCAGTCTGGCGAGATCCAGGCATGCCGCCGGCTGAAGCAGCAATATCAAAAACTGGTGGATGAGATTGAGAACCCACGCGAGCCGTGGGTATTTGATTTGGAAAAGGCAAACCGGCCAATCGAATTCATCGAGCGCTTTTGCAAGCACTCCAAAGGGAAGTGGATCGGCAAGCCGGTACACCTGGAACTGTTCCAGAAAGCGAAGATCCAAGCGGTCTATGGGTTCGTCCATAAGGAGACTGGCCTTCGGCGCTGTCGGGAAGTGTTTACCCTGGTGGCTCGGAAGAATGGCAAGAGCACCGAGAAGGCGGCAACCGGGAACTATATGATGGTCGGCGACGGCGAAGGCGGCGCGGAAGTGTACAGCGTCGCCACGAAAAAGGACCAGGCTCGGATCGTGTTCACGGAAGCGGTGAACATGGTCGCTCAGTCGCCGGCGCTTTCGAAACACATCAAAAAGAGAAAGTCGGACCTCTATTTCCCGGTGACGTTTTCGAAATTTGAACCGCTGGCGAGCGATAGCAACAGCTTAGACGGCCTGAACGTCCATTATGGCATCATGGACGAACTACACGCCATCAAAGACCGCAACCTTTATGATGTCATCAAACAGGCCATGAGTGCTAGGGAACAACCGATTCTTGACATGATTACCACGGCAGGTTTTGTGAGGGAATGTATTTTTGATTCCATTTACGAATACGCCTGCAACGTATTGGATGGCACCATTGAGGATGAGCGGTTCTTGGCGTTCATCTACGAGTTGGATGACCGTTCGGAATGGACCGACTTCCGCATGTGGGAGAAAGCAAACCCAGGACTCGGGACGATAAAAAGTTATGAAGAACTCGCAGCCAACGTTGAGAGAGCGAAAAACGATCCCGACTTCCTCCCGACCGTCCTGACGAAAGACTTCAATGTGCGGGATACGGTAGCTGGGACGTGGCTGACTTTCGACCAGATTAACAACCCGGAAGCCTTCACGTTGGATGAGATTCGCGATACCTACGCGGTTGGCGGGGTTGACTTATCCAGCACGACGGACCTTTCCTGTGCGACGTTGTTGATTATGAAGCCAGGCAACGAGAAAAAGTTCGTCCTGCAGCAGTATTTCTTGCCGTCGGAACTTGTGGAACAACGCGTCAAGGAGGACAAGATTCCTTATGACAAATGGGCGGAGCGTGGACTGCTGACGCTTTGTGAAGGGAACAAGGTCAACTACAGCGACGTGACTGCGTGGTTTATCCGGATGATGCGGGAGTATGGTATTCACCCGGTATGGATCGGCTACGACCCGTGGAACTCGAAATATTGGATTGATGAAATGCAGTCCTATGGGTTCAACATGGAAATCGTTCGGCAAGGGGCGCAGACGCTGAGCCAGCCGATGAAGGAATTGGGTGCTGATCTGGCCGCCAAGCGGATCAATTACAACAACAATCCAATCCTGAAATGGTGTCTGACAAACACCAGCGTGAAGCGCGACGACAACGACAATATACGGCCTGTGAAAGGCCAAAATCAGAGACAGCGCATTGACGGCGCTGTTTCTCTTTTGATCGCCTACACCGTGCTTTTCAATCATATGGACGATTACCGGGCGCTGATCTAGGGGGTGATGGTTCTGAGAGAAAGACGTTCGCTTTTTCAGATGATTTTTGGGCGCCGCCCGCAGGAGTCGCAAATACAGACCCAGCTTCGGATGTTGAATGGGTATGCACCGGTTTTCACGGCTTTTTCCGGAGACGCCTACGACAGCGATGTGGTTCGGTCGGCCGTTGATGCCATCGCCCGCAACGCCGCAAAGCTGAAAGCGAAGCACATTCGCCGGGTAAACGGCCGCGTTCAGGAAACCGGCTCCGAAATTGAGCGACTGCTGAACCAGCGGCCGAATCCGTATATGGACGCTTACACGTTTTTGTATAAAGTGGTCACGCAACTCTACTTGCAAAACAACGCCTTCGTATTCATCGACGTTGACCGCGTCACGCGGAAGGTTCGCGGCTTCTATCCGCTGAATGCGGCGACGGTGGAGTTTCTGGAGTATCAGGGCGGAGTCTATGCACAGTTTCATTTCATGGGTGGTCAGAAAGTTGTGCTGCCCTACGAGGACGTTATCCACTTACGCCGTTTCTTTTACCGGAACGATCTTTACGGCGAGCCGTCCGACCGGGCGCTGAACCCGACGCTGCAACTCATTCGGACGACCGACGAGGGAATCGCGAACGCCGTCAAGGCATCTGCCTTTCTTCGTGGCATTTTGAAATTTACGCAGATGCTTAAACCGGAAGACATGAAGAAGCAGCGCGACATGTTCGTGAAGGACTATCTGGATATTACAAACAACGGTGGAGTTGCGGCGACGGACGCGAAGGCGGACTACGTGCCGCTGAACAACGAGCCTAAAATGGTCAATGCAGCCCAGATGAAGATGATTCAGGAAAAGGTCTACAACTACTTCGGCGTCAATGAGAAGATCGTCCGCTCCAGTTACACGGAAGACGAGTGGAACGCTTTCTACGAGTCGACCATTGAGCCGCTGGCGATTCAAATGAGCCTGGAATTCACATCGAAGCTATTCACCGATGCCGAGAGGCAACGCGGAAACGAAATCGTGTTCGAGGCGAACCGCCTGCAATACGCCAGCATGACGACGAAGCTGAATCTTTTGCAGATGGTCGACCGTGGCGCGATGACGCCGAACGAGTGGCGTGCGGCCATGAATCTTGCGCCGATTGAGGGCGGCGACGAACCAATCCGCCGATTGGACACGGCGCCGGTGAATGCCCAACAACTCGAAGGAGGTGGATCGAGTGGAGAAAGCCAAGAAGGAACACCGTCTGATGGAGATCAGGGCGGTGCAGGACAATCCGGACAGTAACGAGATGATTGTCGAAGGTTACGCGATTCGCTTCAATGAACCCGCGATTTTCAATTTTGGGGGAGAAGAATTTCGAGAAATCATTGATTCTCGCGCCTTGGATAAGGCTGACATGACCGACGTACCCCTCAAATACAACCATTCGGATCATGTCATGGTGATGGCCAGAACCAGGAACAAGACCCTGCAGCTCATTCGAGACGAGAAGGGTCTTTTTATTCGCGCATTGCTGGCTGACACCACAGCCGGCCGCGATCTGTACACGCTCATCAGGCGTGGGGACATTGACAAGATGTCTTTCGCTTTCTCCGTTGACTATGAAAACAACGGAGACGAGTATGATCGCAAGACTCGCACGCGCACCATTAAGCGAATCAAGAAAATTTGGGACGTCGCCGCGGTGGATACCCCGGCTTACAATAGCACGTCTATCTCGGCAAGGAGCTTCTTCGAGATGGAGATCGAGAGGGAGCGCAAGGCGGCGGAGGCTGCTGAATTGCGGAAGAGATTGCTACTGAAAACTTACCTGTAAGGAGATGAACAGAAATGTTTGAAAAACGTTTGAAGGAAATCGAAGCCCGCAAATTGGAAATTCGCAAACTGTTGGAGCAAGAAGACGCGAATGTCGACCTGGATGCGCTGGAAAGCGAACTGCGCGAATTGGATAAGGAAAAGCAGGACATCGAACGCCGCCAGCAAATCGCCGCTGGCATCCAAGCCGGCACGATCGGCGCTAATCCGATGCCGAAGCCGGCCGGCGAACAGCGCAATTTCGAAGGCATGGAACGCGACGCTATTCTGGCTACGCCGGAGTACCGCAGCGCATACCTGAAACGCCTGCAAGGCAAGCCGCTAACGGACGTCGAAGAACGTGCGCTGACGACGGCGGCAAACAGTGCCGGCGCTGCTGTACCGACGACGACGCTGAATATGATCATCGACAAGCTGCGTCAAACGTCCGCGTTGTTCCCGCGCATCAACGTGTCCTATGTGCCGGGCAACCTGTCGCTTGTAGTGGCCAACGCCAAAAACGCTGCTTCCTGGAAGGCAGAGGGCGCAGACGGTACGCCTGCGGATGATACGGTCATCAATGTCAACCTGGCCGGGTATGAATTGATTAAGCTCGTCGAAATCTCCGCAGCCGCGCAAGCCATGACGATCGACGCATTCGAAGCATATATCGCTTCGGAAATCGGCCGACAAATGGCAATCGCTGTCGAAAATGCGATCCTCAACGGCACCGGCTCCGGTCAACCGACGGGCATCCTGACGGGCATTACCTGGGATACTACGAACAGCACCACGTGGACAAACGGTGGCAATATCGGTTATGACAACATCGTCGATGGTCTCGCGCTGCTGCCGACCATGTACCACAACAATGCTGTGTTTGTGATGAACCGCAAAATGCTGTTCTCCGGCATCCGCAAAATCAAGGCGACCGACGGTCAGCCGATCTTCACGTACAACCCGCAGGACCGCGCAGCCATGACGCTGCTCGGGTATCCGGTCATTCTCGACGATTACATGCCGGACGACACGATCCTGCTCGGCGACTTCTCGTACTACTACATGAACTTCTCGCAGGCTCCGCAGATCGAATCGTCCAGAGAGGCCGGATTCAAGAGCGGCAAGATCACGTACCGCGGTCTGGCCGTTGCCGACGGCAAGCCTGCGCTCGCCGAAGCGTTCGTCAAGATCAGCGAAGCCGCATCTTGATGCCGAGGTGATTGATCATGGCGCTGTTGGATGACGTGAAGCTGGCGCTGCGGATCTCCAGCAGCGCCTTTGATTCTGAAATCTCTGACTTGATCGCGGCCGCGAAGGCGGACCTGAAACTTTCCGGTGTGGAGGAAACCAAACTCATCGATACCGACCCGCTTATCAAGCGTGCTGTCGTGACATACGTTAAAGCCCATTTTGGGTTTGACAACCCGGACGCAGAACGGCTGCAGCAGTCCTACAATATGCTCAAGGCACACTTGACGCTTTCGACGGAATACACGCCGGCGGTGGAATCGTTATGATGTGGCGGGATGTGGTGGAGCTCATAACGGTTGAAAAGGTCGATGACGGAGGCGGCGGGTATACCGAGACGGAGACGTTCCGGGAAGTATTCGCCAATCGCAGGTCGATTCGGCAATCCGAGTTTTACCAGGCGCATATGGCCGGCTTGCAACCGGAAATTATGTTTGAGGTCCGATTCGCTGACTACAACGACGAGCGAAAATTGCGGCATGAGGGGCGCAGGTATAACGTCATTCGGACGTATACCAAAAACGAGGAAACTCTGGAGCTTATCTGCCAGCGGGAGGCGGGCAACTGATGGCTAAGGCGCGACTAAAAATCAAAATTGAAGGTGCCGAGGACGTGCTGCGGGCGTTCGACCGCTTCGACAAGAACAGTCGGGAAAATCTTCGCACGGCGGTGAAGAAGAATGCGAACGCGCTCCGTAAGCAAATCAGAGATAGGATTGAACAAGGCGATCACGTTGTAACTGGAAACCTTCGGGACAGTATTGCCGCTAAGTTTGAAAAAGACGGTCTCGGCGCCGATGTCGGTCCAACCCGACCGAAAGGCTCCCATGCCCATTTCCTCGAATTCGGAACGGTCAAAATGCCCGCACAGCCATTCATCACGCCATCGGCCGAAGAACAGCGGGACAAATATCTGGATGACGTTCGTAATGCCATCAGGAAGGCGATCAAGTCATGAGCGGATCTGCATTCTGGCCACTCCAGGTGGCGGTGCGTCAGCGCCTGCTCGCCGACTCCGCGCTCATGTCGAAGATCAAAGGCGTGTTCGATGCGGTGCCCGACGGCCAAGCATTCCCTTACGTCACCATTGGCGACGTGACCAGCGTCCCATATCGGACATTTGACGGGTTCGGCGAAGAGTGTACGATCACGCTGCACATCTGGAGCCGCTACAACGGATTCAAAGAGGCGGCAGAAATCCTCGACCATCTGAATCGTATCCTCGCGGATACGGTTTTTTCTGTGCCTGGTTGGGAGATGGAGGGCTGTTACTACGAGTTTTCAGAGACAATCCGCGACCCTGACGGGATTACGCGACACATCCCGGTTCGGTATCGCGTGAGACTGCAAAAGCAAACAGGAGCAAACAGCTTCTTGACACCATTACAAACTACGGAAAATTGAAAAAAAAGGGAGCGTGATTCAAAATGCCTGCAACGCCTGGATATGAAGGCGGTTTGTACATGGATTCCGCCGGAACGGAAACGCGTATTGCGAAAGTGCGCGAAGCGACACTGACGATTGAAGCTGAAACGATTGATGCAACCAATTTTGACACGGAGGGTTGGGCAGAAAACATCCCGTCGTTTCGGTCGTGGAGCGTCGACGCTGAACTGCTCTACGTGCCGGACGACACCTCGCAGGAGGATTTAGAGGACGCGCTTTTCGCTAATAGCCCGGTGACGGTTGTTCTGTACCCGAAGGATGCCGCGAGCATGAAGGGGTACAAAGGCACAGCATACATCACCAGCTATGAAGTCGGCGCTCCTGTCGACGATGGTGTGACTATTTCGGCCACGCTGACAGGAACCGGTCCGCTGACGAAAGTAACCAAACCGGCATCCTGATACGGAGGTAAACCATGAGCGAACGATCTTTCGTTGAAGTGGAGCTGGGCGGCAAAACCCGGCTCCTGAAATATGACTTTAACGCCATTTGCGAAATCGAGGAACGCACCGGAAAGGGCGTGGCCGCGATTTTCTCGGAGCAAAGCGTCGGATTCAACACAATCCGGCTTTTTTTGTGGGCGGGCCTGAAATGGAAGATTCCCGGCCTCCAGCCGCAACAGGTCGGCCAATGGCTTCAACAGGAAGCCGAGCAAGGACGGCAGCCGATGGAGTTTATGCAACCGATTCTCATTGCTCTCAAACGAGCAAAAATCCTGCGCGAAGTCACGCCGGATGAACTGAAAAAAAACTCGATCGGCAGCCCGGAGACGGACGGCTCCCCTGGAGAGAACTGAAACGGACCGCCTTCGGGCTGCTGGGCTTAAAACCGTGGGAATTCTGGCGACTCACGCCGGGCGAATACATGGAAATGTGCGAGGGGTACAACCTTCATGTGGAGCATGAGATGCAGCGGATCGCATGGCACGCCGCGAACGTCATGAATGTGCATCTGCGAAAGCGGCATCGTGTAACGATCGATCAGTTGCTTGGCAAAAAACGAATGATGACGGATGTTGAGCGGGCAGCGGAGTTTGAGAAGTTGAAAGAAGCGATCAAAAAAATTAGACCATCCTCTCCGGAATGATGTATAATTATGACAAATTTTTGGGAGGGTGGTCTACTTGATCGCATTTTTGGGTGTGATTTCATTTCTGGCATCAGTGGTTAGTGCGATACTCTGGATTGTAAATCGTAAAGATCCGATTAAAAAAGGGTTATGGCGGAATATTACTACAGCATCGTTCGTCCTGTTCGTTATTTTGCTTATTGTTGATGGTCCATCATCACCGTCAGATGTAGTGCAGAACACACAGAAGAAAACGGAGGATAATCAAGTGGCTACGACGTCCGTAGATCCAAATGAGGAATATAAACGGAAAATTGGTGTGCTGCTCAATGAACTTTTGGACGAGTATCAAGAACAAAAGGCGGCTTATGATGAGGCAAAATGGGCGGCATTTCTGCGTGAGTACCGAGCAAAACATAAAGTGGAATCGGACAAGATGACCGAAGCCAGCGTCGCTGTGAAAACAGCAATGTCCGACTTGTTGACACTGGCAAATGAGTTGACAAATGATCTTCAAGGGCGAAACGCCGACATCGATTTTTTCAAAAATTCAATCCAAGAAACAATATCGAAATAAGTCATAACAACGAATATCCAATCACCTTCGATCGAAGGTGATTTTTTATTTTTCCGCAAAGGTGGTGACCTACGGTGGCCCGTGAAACAATCGCAAGCATGGCCGTGCGTCTCGGCATTGATCTTTCCGATTTTGAAAAGAACATGAAAGAGTTTCAGAAGACATGGGGCGGTCTTGGTCGCCAACTCCAGGACGCCGGAACTAAGATCGGAATGACCTTTACAGCCGCAGGCGGTGCGATTGCCGCAGGATTCGGTTTTGCCGTCAACAAGGCGATGGACTTTGACGCGCAGATGAGCCGTGTCTCCGCTATCGCCGGGGCAACAGGTGCGGAGCTTGAAGCACTACGCCAGACTGCGCTCGATCTCGGCGCCAGTACGTCCAAGAGTGCGACGGAAGTCGCAATCGGCATGGAACTTATGGCCGCGAAGGGCTATGACGCTATGCAAGTCATCGCCGCCATGCCGGGTGTGATTGCGGCAGCTGAAGCCTCCGGGGAGGATATGGCACTTGTCGCGGATACGGTAGCTAGTGCACTGAATGCGTTCCAGCTTTCCGCTTCCGACGCTTCCCGCGTGGCCGACGTGCTCGCTATGAGTGCGAACACAAGCGCCGCCGGAGTGATCGACCTCCAGTATGCTTTCAAATACGCCGCGCCCGTGGCGAACTCGCTCGGGATTTCTCTCGAAGAGCTCGCCGCCGCAACCGGCATCATGGCCGACAACGGCATGAAGGGTGAGCAAGCCGGCACCACGCTCCGGGCGGCTCTCCTGCGACTCACAGACCCGTCCAAAGAAGCCAAGAAGATGATGGACCAGCTTGGCATCTCTGTCACTGATGCGCAAGGAAAGTTTCTCCCGTTTGACCGGATCATCGCGCAGTTGGCAAACTCTACGGCCGGTATGACCGACGCCCAAAAGGCGCAGGCGCTTTCGACCATTTTCGGCACTGAGGCGATGACCGGGATGTTGTCGCTGGTCACGGCAGGCCCGGAGAAGTTCCGCGCGCTGACAACGGAGTTGGAGAATTCCGGGGGCGCATCGGCGGAGGCGGCTGCGAAAATGAAAGATAACCTCGCCGGCAGTATGGAAGAACTCTCCGGCGCCATTGAAACGCTGCAGATCGGTCTCGGCAGCGCGCTGGCACCGGCGATCCGCGCTGTGGCTGATGCGCTCACGGGCGTGGTCAACTGGTTCAACAACCTGTCTCCGTCGACGCAAAAATTCATAGCCATTGGCGCGGCCCTCACCGCAGGCCTGCTCACGCTAGTCGGTGTGCTCGGCTTCGTGGTGGCCGGGATCGGAGCAATGATCACGGCGGCTACAGCTGTAACCATTCCAGTCCTCGGAATCGTCGGCGCCGTCGCTGCTGTGATCGCTATTCTCGGCGTGCTCGTGGCGGTAGTAATTCAAAACTGGGGCACGATCAAAGCAAATACGATCGCTGTCTGGAACGCCATCGTCGCTGGTCTGCAAGCCGCGTGGGACTGGATCGTTGGAATTTTTCAGTCGGTTTGGGATGTCATCGGTCCGATCGTAACAGCCGGGTGGGAAGCGATCACCTCATACTTCAACGCCACATTTGAGACGTGGAAAACAATCCTGACGGCAGTATGGGATACCATTAAGACCATCTTCTCGACGGCATTTCTCGTTATCACAAATCTTGTCACCGGCAATTGGGACGAGATTGGAAAAGTGTTCTCCGCCGCCGGAGAAAAGCTCAAATCTATCTGGAGCGGCGCATGGGAAAAGATCAAATCCATCTGGTCGAACGCTTTCGAGAAAATCAAAAGCGCCGCATCCGAGGGATGGGACAGGGTTCGTGAGCTCTTTATGACCGCTTGGAACGGGATTCGTGATTTCTTCTCGGGTCTGCCGAAACAACTGTATAACATCGGCCGCGATCTGCTCACTGGACTCATCGATGGTGTGAAGTCGATGGTTTCACGACTCGTTGACTCTGTCATGAGCGCAGTTCGCAGCGCAGTCGACGCCGCGAAAAGTTTTCTTGGCATCAGCTCGCCGTCGAAATTGTTCGCGCAGATCGGCGAATGGACCGGGGAAGGTTTTGCGATTGGGTTAGATGCGAGCGGAAGTATAGTCGCCGATGCAGCGCAAAACATGGCCGCTGTGCCGCTGACCGGAGTCGAGGACATGACGGCAAACATCCCGAATATCTCCACTGCGGGGCCGTCTGCCGCACCGACAACGCTAATCCTGGAACTTGACGGCCGCGTGATTGCTCAGAAAACGTTTGAACGCATGGGCGGCACGCTTCGTCTGAGGGGTGCGGTGACGTGAGCGCGTACAGCATCGTACTCTCTGGTACGTCCGGCACATATGACATCACCAGCCGCAACCGCGCGGCGAACCTTGACCGCGCTCTTGGGGAGGCTGCGGCAACGCTGGAACTGGACTGTTTCGACATTTTGGAAAACCACGTCATGGACGAGGTGACGTTGACCGTAGACGGCGTCGTGCGGTTCCGCGGCATCGTGAAAGAGCAGGACGACACAAAAAGCGGCACGCAGCGGACGACCCTAATGCGTTGCGTGGACAACACCGACAAACTGCACCGCCGTCTTGTGGCCGCCGTGTTCGAGAACCAGACCGCGAAACAAATTTTGCTCGACTTGATTTCACAGTTTGCGCCGTGGGTAGATACGTCACTTGTGAACGACATCGGTGGCCAGATCGAGACGATACGCTTTGACTATGACACATTGGGTGAAGCGATCCAGAAGCTGGCTGATATCGCGGGGGCGTACTGGTATTTGGATCACGATGACAAGTTGCATTTTTTCGCAGGCTACGACGGTATAGCGGCGGCAAACTTTGACGCGACGCAAAACATTCTGCGAAATTCCTTCCAGCTGCGGACCACGGCGGAGGATCTTTCCAACCGCGTCTGGGTCATAGGGGCGCGGGCATCGGCGGCAACGTATACCGAGCAGTATTGGACGGGCGACGGTCAAAATGCGGTATGGTCGATCGCTTACGAGCCAAACTATCCCGACGTGTGGGAAAACGGTGTGCCGAAGACGATCGAGGTAGACAAGGGAGCGGCAAGCAGCAAGGACTACACGTACGACAAGAAAAACCGAGTTCTGAAACGCACGGCAGGGCCGCTCCCGGCAGGCGTGACGCTCCGCTTCCGGTATCGTCCGACCGTCCAAATCATTGACTATTTTGAGGATCCCGGCTCAGTAGCGACATACGGACTGTATGAAAAAGCGATACGGGATAAGAAAATTACAGACCGAGCAGCTGCGCGGAAACGGGGCCGGGAAGCGCTCAAGCGCACAAAAGGGCTGATCCGGCTGCCGTCGTGGCAATCGCGGACATGGGATCTGGCTCCCGGGCAGCTAACGACCGTCACAGTGCCGTCGTTCGGATTTTCCGCACAGTGCCGCATTGATCGCGTGTCTGTGACTTTTACACCGCAGGAAATCGTTGCTACGTATGAGGCGCAGGAGGTGCTCACCTAATGCCGGACGGAACGAAAGACTTGGCGAATCTTTTTTCCCGCGTCACGGCGCTGGAGCAGGCTGATGCGGATGCCGAGCAGACCGTCGCCCGGATCGTCAAGGTCTATGGCACGCTCGGCATCCGGGTCACGGTCACGGCAAGCTTGCATCAATATTGGATTTGCGGACAGATCGAGCAGGCCGGCTTTTTATCGCCCTGGTTTCCCGCGGAACAAATTATCACATGCTCAGAAGATCGAATCATTTAGGAGGTGCCTATATGCCAGGAAATACGAAAACCATTGTGCGCGATGCGCAAAACATTGCCGCGCCGCAATACTTCAACCCGACGACGGACGCATACGAATACGCACAGGGCGAAAACGGCGGCGTGCGCATGAACAACTACGTGCGCACCGCTGGCGGCGTCTGGGTGCCACAGAAAGCTGCCGACGACGGGACAACTCTTGTTCAACTAACGGGGAGTAAAGCACAACAAAAGACCGATGCTGTCATTTTTAATGCTGTCGCACTAACGAATGTAACACCTGTTAACTCAGATGCCATTCCGGACTTTCACAACTACAATAAGAGGACTCTCTTAATAAGAAATACTCACGATGTGCCTGTCGAAGTGGGCATAGTCAACACTATGCGAGGTAATTTTGATCGCTTAAGTTATGGCCAAGTAAATCAGGAACAAAAGGTGACGATAGGTGCAAATGGGGGATTCTCACCGGTTTTGATAACGGGTGAGCATTTAAGAGCGCTAGATCACATTTTTGGATATGATACACGGATTCAGGTCAAGGCGACGGCTACTCCGACAGTCGGTAGTATAACTGTACGACTTTTCATGGAGGTGAGATAATGCCAGAAGAAACTAAACAAGCGATAGTTTGGGCGTTGCAGCAGAAGGTTGTCGACCCTAGCGGAAATGAGTGGCCGTTGACTCTTGAAACGGAGCAGGAATTGGTTGATTTCGTGCGATTGTACTTCAATGATAATGGGATTTCGTATAGCACATTCTCGTATGATGATCTGCTGCCGTTCTTCAACTAACGAAGTTCGATAGTGAAAGAACCATGTGGCCAGAAATGGCTCCTTTCTCTTTTTATGGGGGTGATCTTTGATGATCAACAATTCCGGCATCCAGCGCGTCCTCGAACTGCTCGATGCCGACTTATCATTTATCGCCGTCGGAACCGGCGCAGCACCGACGCGAGAAGCAACACAGCTTTCGAACGAACTGCTGAGAAAAGCGGTCAGCGAAACGCTGATTGACGGAAATATTCTTTTGAAAGAACTTTTCCTGAACGAAAATGAAGCGAACGGCACACTGACCGAGCTCGGCCTTTTCGGCGATGGCGCGACGACCACGCCGGGCACGGGAGCGCTCTTTGCCTCCAGCGCGGCCAACATCATCAAAAACAACACGCAAAGCTTGACGGTGAGTTTTGAGATCGACGTCTTGGAGGTGGCCTGATGCCGTACACAAAAACGAACTGGCAAGACAACGAGACGCCGCTCTCGGCGCTAAACATGAACAAAATCGAGCAAGGCATCGCTGACGCGCATTCTGCAATAGATTCCCACGCCGCCCGCACAGACAACCCGCACAACACAACGGCGGCGCAGGTGGGGGCGGTGTCGAAAACCGGGGATACGATGACGGGCGATTTGTCCATTCAATCCAGGTGGCCAGCCGTTTGGCTAATCGACACTGACATAAACAATAAAATCAGTATCCTACATGATAACAGTGCGTTTTATGTCCAACTCCGCGACGCAGCAGGAAATTGGATTAGAGATTTACTTATGCTGACCGATGATGGTGCGGTAGCGAAGCTAGGGACAAACAACATCTGGCACGCCGGAAATCTCCGATACGAAGAAGGCGCATGGACACCGGAGTTAAGGTTTGGTGGCTCATCAACAGGCATCACGTATGATGTGAATGTGGCGAGGTATACCCGAATAGGAAACATGATCTTTATCGATGCTATCGTCGCACTGACCAGTAAAGGTACTGCAACAGGTAATGCGGTTATAGCAGGGCTACCTTTTAGACCAAAAAGTCTGATGAAATCGTGGGGAAATATTGCTCCAACCAATATTACATTCCCATCTGGAAAATCTGCACTCATTATTGGAGTTGATGAAGGGGGTTTCGTAATCGGGTTGCTTGCATATGGATCGGGTTCTGGTTATACATCCTTGACAGATGCGAACTTTAGCAATTCTTCGGTACTTGAGTTGAGCTTGGCCTATATTATCTGATAGGAGGAGCAGCGAATGATCTTCAAATATACTTTGGATATGCTGACTACAGATAGTGTCAGCGTCAAAATGCAGAAGTACGTTGAAGTTGAGGGTATTGAGTACCCAGTCGGGGAACCGCATCGTAAGGCGTATGTTAACAGCGAGTCAGGACGAGCAGAAGTCCTCGCAGAGCTGCCAGAGCCGCAAGCCACAGCAATCATGGCAGTGTGGGGAGACACGCCGACGGTTGCGGATCACGAGCCTGATACAGGCTCCGCCGAATGAGGCGGGGCCTATTATGTTGGAGGTGAGCGGTGCATATGGACGGTATCACGATCACGGCGGCAATTTCAGCCGCCGCGGCAATCAGCGGCATCGTGCTCGGCTGGCTCGGGCGAAGCCGCGCGGTG